AGACGGGCCGGGCCTTGATCGAGGCCCTGTTCGCCGCACTCGCCGAGGACCTCGACGCTGTGCGCCCTACGGCCGCGTACTTCGAGTGGTACGCACCGGAGGACATGCCACGCGATGACCCAGCCACGTGGGCGGCGACCCTGCCCGCGCTGGGACACACGGTCACGGTCGACGTCATCCGCTCCGAGCTGGAGAAGATGGCCAGTGACCCGAGCGGCTTCGACCGGGCCTACCTGAACCGCACCAGGAAGCCGGTTCCTCCGAGCGACCCGAACGTGCCGAAGGAGAAGTGGCCCGGGCTGGTCGACGCAGACAGCCGGCCGGATCCGGTGAGCGTGGCGCTGGCCATCGACGTGTCGCAGGACCGGAAGCGAGCGGCGATCAGCGCGGCGTCCCTGCGGCCGGATGGCCGGGTGCACGTCGAGGTCGTGGCGCACCGGCCGGGTACGGACTGGGTGGTGCCCGCCGTGGCGAGGCTCCACAGGCTGTGGAAGCCGGTGGCTGTGGCCGTCGCTTCTGGGTCGCCTGCCGCTTCGCTCATCGACGACCTGGTGACTGCGGGCATCGACGTGCCCAAGGACAAGGGAGCCCCCGAGCGGGGGGACCTGGCCGTGATGCGGTCGGGCGACATCACCGAGGCGTGCGGGCAGTTGGCGGACGCGATGAACCAGGGCGCTCTCGCCCACCTCGACCAGGTGCCGCTGACTGCCGCGGTGAACGGGGCGAGGACCCGGCGGCAAGGGGACGCCTGGACGCTGGACCGGACGAACTCCCTGGTGGACATCAGCCCGTTGTGCGCGGCCACGTTCGCCCGGTGGGCACTGCTGATCCGCGGCCCGCACGTCATCGAGGACTACGACATCGCGGACTCGTTCGCGTGAGAGGGGGCACGCCGTGGGCGCCTGGTCCAGGCTGAAGGGCGCGTTCACCCGCGACGCGCAGATCACATCCCCCGAGGACCTGCTCGCCCAGGCCCGCGGGCAGCGCACCCACCGGACGCCCGTCACCAACGACACGGCGCTGCGGAACGCCGCGGTGTGGGCGGCCCTGCGCCTGCGCGCGGACCTGATGTCCTCGTTCCCGATCGACGTCTACCGGTACGTCAACGGCATCCAAGTCGAGGTGCCCAAGCCACCCGTCCTCGTCACACCCGGGGGCAGCGAGGTCGGCGTCCGCGAGTGGATGTACTCCACCGAGTTCGACCTCGACCGCGGCGGCAACTGCTTCGGCCTGATCACCGAACGGACCGGCGTCATCGGACCGGACGGCCGCGGCCTGCCCGGGCGCATCGACCTGGCGGAACTGAACGCGGTCACCGTCCGCGGCACCGGGGCGACGATCACAAAGTTCGTCATCAACGGCAAGGAGTACGACCCCTGGGAGGTCTGGCACGAGAAGCAGTACACCGTGGCCGGCGTCCCGCTCGGCCTGTCCCCCGTGGCCTACGCCGCGTGGACGATCGAGGAGTCGCTGTCCGCGCAGCAGTTCGCGCGTGACTGGTTCGCCTCGGGTGCGGTGCCGCTGGCCGAGCTGAAGAACACCTCCAAGACCGTGGACAAGGAAGGCGCCCGCGTCGCGCGCGAGAACTTCCGGGCGGCCGTCGACTCCAGCGGCCTGTTCGTCCACGGAATGGACTGGGAGTACAAGCCGATCCAGGCTGTCGCCTCGCAGTCCTCGTTCCTCGAGGCCCGCCAGTACGGGGCGGCCGACATCGCCCGGTTCTTCGGCGTCCCCGGCGACCTGATCGACGTGGCCGTCTCGGGCGGCAGCGTCACCTACGCCAACATCGGCCAACGCAACCTCCAATTCCTGATCATGAATCTCGGGCCGGCCGTCGCCCGCCGCGAGGACGCCTTCAGCCGGAAACTCGTCTCCGGTCCACGGTTCGTGAAGCTCAACACCGACGCGCTGCTGCGCATGGACCCCGAGGCCCGCGCCCGCACGATCGGCATGCAGATCACCAACCGCACGCTCGCGCCGTCCGAGGCCCGGGCCCTGGAGAACCGGCCGCCCTTCACCGAGGACCAGCTCGCTGAGTTCGACCGGCTCTTCGGCTCGCGGTCCGTACCCGCGCAACCCACGACCGCCGTACCGGGAGCTACGCCATGACCACACCCGCGCTCGCCGCCGCCGCGGCCGAACGAGCACAGCACGTCCGCCAGCGCGCGGACCGTCCCTCGCTGCGCCGCTGCGCCGAGCACGTCGGCGCCCGGGCCACCGTGCGGGCCTCGCTGTCCGGTGTCCAGGTCCGCGAGAGCGGCGACACCGGCGCCGTGGAGTTCGTCGGCCGCGCCTCGGTGTACGAGCAGTCCTACGAGATGTGGGACATGTTCGGCCCGTACACCGAGATCGTCACCAACGGCGCCGGGGCCGACTCGCTCGCCCGCGCCGATCTCGACGTGCCGCTCGTCCTGGGCCACGACCAGCTGCGTCGCATGGCCCGCACCACCACCGGCACGCTGTTCCTGACGGAGAGCGCCGAGGGCCTGGACGTGCGCGCGCCCGCGCTGGACCCCGCAGACGTCGACGTCGCGTACATCACGCCGAAGCTGCGCGCGGGCCTGATCGACGAGATGTCCTTCGCGTTCCGGATCGAGTCGGGCCAGTGGTCCCCGGACTACACCGAGTACCGCATCAACCGGTACGACATCCACCGCGGCGACGTCGCGATCGTCGGCTACGGCGCCAACCCGTACACCGGGGCGAGCATGCGCCAGCCCGGGACCGCGCCGACGAACAGCCGTGCGCGGGCGCTGCTGGAGATCGCGCTCGCCCGCTGACCCCCTGATCTTCCCGCCGCCCGGCGGGAGCTACTGCCCTGCGCTCTGCGCGCACGAGACCGCCCGGCGCCATGCCTCGGGCGGCCGTCTGTCATGGACCGGGGCGCCTGGAATCCACGAGAGAGAGGACCGACGAGATGACTCTCGCCGAGCTGATCGCCCAGGCGCGCACCGCGCTGGACACGGCGATCACCGCACGACAGCAGGAGCAGGACGCGCTGATGGCGCTGCGCTCCGACGAGAACCTGACCGAAGAGGCGGTCACCGCGCGGGTCGCCACCCGCGACGCCGCCGACGCCGAGGTCACCCGCCGCCAGGAAGCGCTCGCCGCGCTCGAGGCGGAGCAGGCCCGCGAGGACGAGATCGCCGCCCTGTCCGCGCGCACCGTCCCGGCCGCCACCCGGGCGCCGGCCTACGACCAGGTCCACCGGGTCGGCCAGGACGAGCGGACCTACCGGCCCGACCAGGACCGCCGCGGCGCGCAGTTCGAGCGGGACGTGGCCGCCGCGTTCATGGGCGACTACGACGCCCAGGGGCGCCTCGCCCGGCACATGCAGGAAGAGCGCGTCGAGCGCGGCAACCAGCTCGAGCGCGCAGCCGGTACGGCCGCGTTCGCCGGTCTGGTGGTCCCGCAGTACCTGACCGACATGTACGCCCCGGCCGCCGCGGCAAAGCGCCCGTTCGCCGACGCGTGCACGCGGCACGACCTGCCGCCGTCGGGCATGACCGTCAACCTGTCCCGGATCACGACGTCCACCGACACCGGCCTGCAGGCGTCGGAGAACTCGAACGTCACCGAGCAGGACATCGACGACACGCTCCTGTCCTTCAACGTGCAGACGAACGCCGGTCAGCAGACGCTGTCCCGCCAGGCGATCGAGCGCGGCGCCGGCGTCGAGGCCGTCGTCCTGGACGACCTGTTCCGCCGGTACGCCACCCGGCTGGACAACACGCTCCTGAACCAGGCGACCAACGGCCTGACCAACGTGGCCACCAGCGTCGCCTACACCGACGCCTCGCCCACCGCGGCCGAGCTGTACCCGAAGGTGCTGGAGGGACTGTCCGGCATCGAGGCCGCGATGCTCGACATGGCGTCCGGGGACAACCTGGCCGTCATGCACTCGCGGCGCTGGTACTGGATGCAGAACGCGCTGGGCTCCACGTGGCCGCTCATCACGCAGCCCGGCATCGTCGCCCAGACCCTCGGCGCGAACTACGCCACCAGCTACGGAGGCGGCGTGCGGGGTGTGCTGCCCAACGGCACGCCGGTCGTCGTCGACAACAACATCGCCACCAACCTCGGCGCGGGCACCAACGAGGACGAGATCTACCTCGTCGACCGCACCGAGTGCCACCTCTGGGAGGACCCGTCCGCCCCGATGTTCATCCGGGCCGAGCAGACCAAGGCGGCCAGCCTCGGCGTGCTCCTGGTCGTGTACGGCTACTTCGCCTACACGCACGCCCGCTACGCCCAGGCCCGCAAGATCGCGGGCACCGGCCTGGTCACGCCGACGTTCACCGGCGTCTGATCCCCCGCCGCGCGGGCCCGCCTCGACTCCGGCGGGCCCGCGCGGTCCACCTCCAGTTCCTGGGAGCGAAGCGATGACCGACGCACCACAGACCGACGACCCGATGGTGGCCGCCCTGCTGCGCGAGCGCGAGGGCTACGTGGCGCGGGGCATGGACGACCGAGTCGCCCAGGTCGACGAGCAGCTGCGTCTCCGCGGTGCCACGCCTCCGGCCGACAGTGGGACGCCCGCGGCCCCGTCCCGGTCGGCGCCGCCGAAGGGCCGGCGCGCGCGCAGCACGGACAAGGCGTGACGTGGCCAACGAGTACTGCACCCTGTTCGAGCTGAAACGGCAGTTCGGCGTCGAGCCGGACGACGAGTCCCGTGACGCGGAACTGAACCGGGCCCGGGCGTCCGCCTCGCGCTCGATCGACAGCACGACCGGCCGCCGCTTCTGGCTGGACCCGGCCCCTGTGGCCCGGGTGTTCACCCCGGCCGGCCGGATCGTCCACGACGACGACGGCGAGCTGTTCCTCGTCAACGACATCGGCAGCACCGAGGGCTTGATCGTCGAGACCGGCGGGGGCGCGTCCTGGTCAGCGGTCACGGAGTACGAGACCAGCCCGGACAACGCGCTCGCCGACGGCCGCCCCATCACCGGCCTGCGCCGGGTGCTCTCGACCTGGGGCACGGCGACCACCCGATTGCGCGTCACCGCGAAGTTCGGCTGGCCGGCCGTCCCGGAGGACGTGCACGAGGCGGCGCTGATCCTGGCATCGCGGCTGTACAAGCGGCGGGACTCGCCCGAGGGCATCATCGGCTCGGCCGAGTGGGGCGTGCGCAACCTGTCCCGCCGGGACCCGGACGTGTGGAACCTGATCGAGCCGTACATCATCCCCGGATTCTGAGGAGCGCTCGATGCAGATCTCCGCTGTCCGCGATGCGCTCGCCGACGCGGCCCGGGCCGTGGTCCTGCCTGCCGGGCTGCCAAAATTGACCTGCTCCGGGTACGTCCCCGACTCGGTCATCGCGCCGCACTTCTTCGTGGCCGAGTATGAGCAGGACTTCGACAAGGCCATGGCCCGGGGCCTGGACGAACTGCTCTTCACCACACGGCTGCTGGTCAGCCGGGCGGACGACCGGGCCGCCCAGCAGGTCCTTGACCTCATGCTGTCCGGCTCCGGGCCCGCCTCGCTGAAACAAGCCATCGAGCTGGCCCGCGGGGCGCCGGGCGAGTACGCGCTCGGCGGTGTGGCCCACGACCTGCACGTGCAGCGCGTACAGGGCTACCGCTGGTACGAGCACGCCGGCTCCACCTACGTCGGCGCCGAAATCATGATCAAGGTGATCGGAGAGGGGAACTGATGCGGATCCGCATGCTCGTCGCCATGCCGGAGGGCGCCACGCGCAACGGCGAGCCGTGGCCGGCCAAGGGCGTGCCCGTCGAACTGCCCACCGCCGAAGCGGCGCACCTGGTCGCCTCCGGCGTGGCCGAGGAAGTCGCCGAGCCGGACGGGGACGCCGAGCAGGCAGCCTCCGAGCCGCGCCGCCGCCGCAAGGCCCAGGCCGAGGGAGAGGGCGAGACGCCATGAGCAAGACCATCCTGACGAACGTCAGGTGTTTCGCGGTCGGCGCCGACCTCACCAGCCAGTCCAACAAGATCGAGCTGAGCAGCGAGGTCGAGGACAAGGACGCCACCAACTACGGGTCCGGCGGGTGGAAGGAGGTCATGGGCGGGCTCGGCTCGGCCGAGCTGAGCGGTGAGGGCCAGTGGGAGGCCGGAGACCTCACCAAGATCGATGACGCGTCCTGGGCCCAGCTTGGGGGCGTCGGACCGTGGTCCGTGAGCGCGAACAACGCTGCCAACGTCGGCGACCTGGCGTACTTCATGGGGGCGCTGCGCTCCAGCTACACCCTGCTGGACGCGGTCGGTGAGATCGCGCCCTGGTCCGGCACCGCCAAGTCGGCCACGCCGCTGGTGCGCGGACAGTTCGCCCATCCGCCCGGCACCGCCCGCACCGCCACCGGTACGGGCACCGGCCTGAACCTCGGCGCGGTCATCGCGGGCAAGCGCATGCACGCCGCGCTGCATGTCCTGTCCGCGTCCGGGACCACTCCGAGCATCACCGCCCGCGTCGAGTCCAGCGTGGACAACACCTTCTCGGCGCCAACCACCCGGCTGACGTTCGCCGCGGCGACGGTGCCCGGCGGGCAGATCCTGCGCACCGCCGGGACGGCCATCACCGACCCGTGGTGGCGGATCGCCTGGACGATCTCCGGTACTACACCGTCGTTCCTGTTCGTGTCCTCGCTCGGCATCCTGTAGCCACCTCCACCACCGCGCAGCCCGGCCCGTCTCGGGCCCGTCGCCATGCCCTGAAAGGGGGCCCGTCATGCCCAAAATGGTCCTGCTCGCCCAGTACCTCAGCATCAATGCGAACGTCCTGAACTCCTTCACCAAGAAGGCGGAGATCAGCATCGAGGTCGAGGACAAGGACGTCACGAACTACGCCTCGGCCGGCTGGAAAGAAGTCCTCGGCGGACTCAAGTCGGGTGAGCTGGCCTGTGAGTTCCTCCAGGACTACGCGGCCAGCCAGCTCGACGCGCTCATGTGGCCGCTGCTCGGCACCGTGGTGCCGTTCGAGGTCCGCCCCGACCAGGGCGCCGCGTCCGCCACGAACCCCAAGTTCACCGGGAACATCCTGATCAAGGGATGGAACCCGATCGAGGGCTCGGTGGGCGACGAGGCGACCGTGGGACTCACGTTCCCGACCTCGGGCGCTGTGACGAGGGCGATCAGCTGATGGCCGGCGGTGGGCCGCCGTTCTCTCTGCGCGTCGAGACGCACGACGGCCTCGCCGCCCTGGTCCGCGCGATCCGCGCCGAGGAAGACGGCAAGGAGCTGCGCAAGGAACTCGCGAAGAACATGCGCGACGCCCTCAAGCCCGGTGCGCAGGAAGCCAAGAGCAGCATCATGTCGATGTCCTCGGGTGGCCTGCGCACCTCGCCCGCCCTGCGGTCCTCGGTCGCCAAGAAGATCAGGCCCGAGGTCAAGCTCGGCGGCCGCTGGTCCGGCGCCCGGGTGAAGGCGTTCAAGACCAAGAACGTGAGGAACTTCCCCAACGCCCCCAAGAGGCTGAACAGGGCGTCCGGCTGGCGGCACCCGGTGTACGGGAACCGCGAGGTGTGGGTCCAGCAGCGCGGCAAGGTCGACTGGTTCGACAGGGCGTTCAACGGCCGCGAGGGCGTCTACAAAGCCGCAGTCGAGCAGGCGATGGAAGCGATGGCCCGGCGGATCGCCGCCCGGGCCCGATAGGAGCACGATGTACCTGGTCTACAGCCCCGAGGGCCAAGACGAGCCCACGCGCTGGAAGTACAACCCGCACAAGATGATGTCGGCCGAGCGGGAGGCGATCGAGCGCCGCACCGACCGCAACTGGTCGGAGTTCACCAAGGACGTCGTCCAGGGCAGCAGCCTGTGCCGACGTGCGCTGCTCTTCACGTTCCTCAAGCGCGACCACCCGGGCGTGAAGTGGGACGACGTCGACTTCGCCTGGGATGAGCTGAGCCTGGAGTACTCCAAGGCGGAGTTGATCGAGATGCGGTCCACGGTCGCCGACACGGTGTCCGGCAGCGAGGCCGCGGCCGTCCTGGAGAAGCTCGACCAGGAGATCGCCGAGGCGTTCGAGGATCCCGAGGACCAGGGAAAAGCACAGCTGCCCGTCGCCGACTGAGCAGGCTCGGCGACGCCGCGCACCTGCTGCACATGCGGCCGCGTGACTGGGACGACTGCACGGTCGAGGAGACCGACCTGCTTCTCGACTGGCTCGACGCCTACGAAGAGGCACAGCGCAAGGCGAACGCGGAACTGAACAGGGGCTGATGGCCCCCTTCTTGAAGGGGGTACGTCGTGAGCGACACCTCGCTCGTCTTCAACCTGGTCGCCCGCGAGCGCGTGAGCGAGACCCTCGGCACGGTCCGGGAGAAGTTCGACGCCGCGGCCGCCGGCATCGCCACCGGCATCGCCGGAGCGCTCGGCGCCGGCGTCGCCGCGGCGATGGACATGTCCGCGGCCAACAGCAAGCTGGCCGCGCAGCTGGGCGTCGGCCCGGAGAAGGCCGCCAGCCTGGCCAAGGTCACCGCGAACGTCTACTCCAACGCGTGGGGCGACTCGGTCGAGACGGTCAACGAGGCCATCCGCGGCGTCTACCAGAACATCGGGGACACCTCGACCGCCAAGGGCGGCCTCGAGGGGCTGACCACCAAAGCCCTGGCCCTGGCCGAGACGTTCGACCAGGAAGTCGGCCCGACCACCGTGGCCGTGGGCCAGATGGTCAAAACGGGCCTGGCGAAGAACGCCGACGAGGCGTTCGACATCCTGGCCAAGGGCTTCCAGACCGGCGCCAACAAGGCCGACGACCTGCTCGACACCTTCAACGAGTACTCGACCCAGTTCCGCGACATGGGCATCGACGGCCGGATGGCCATGGGCATCATCGGCCAGGGCCTCAAGGGCGGCGCCCGGGACGCCGACGTGGTGGCCGACGCGATGAAGGAACTCAACATCCGCATCAAGGACGGCAAGTCCGCGGCGCCCGCCCTCAAGACCCTTGGCCTGTCGGCCAAGGACATGGCGGCAGCGTTCAACGAGGGCGGGCCCAAGGCCACCAAGGCCCTCGACACCATCACCGACAAGCTGCGCGCGGTGAAGGACCCCACCGAGCGCTTCACGCTCGCCCAGCAGCTGCTCGGTACCCAGTCGGAGGACCTGTCCAAGGCCCTGTTCGCGATCGACCCGTCGGCCGCCGTCGGCTCCCTGGGCCAGGTCGACGGCGCGATGGACAAGACCGCCAAGACCATCGAGAACTCCCCGGCCCGGGCGCTGGAGAAGTTCAAGCGCACGGCCATGACCAAGCTGGCCGAGGTCGGTGGCGGGTTCGTGAAGTTCGCCATGGAAAACCAGGGCGTCTTCAAGCCGCTGGCCTACACCCTGGCGGGGCTGGCCGCCACCGTGCTGGTGGTCAAGGCGGCAATGATCACCTACTCGGCCGTCTCGTCCGTGGTGACCGCCGCCAACGCGGCGATCACCTGGTCCGGGTGGGGCGTCATGGCCACCTGGGTGCGGATGAACGTCATCGGCCTCATGGCCTACGCCCGCATCGCGGCCGGCGCCGTAGCGTCCGCGCTGGCCACCGCCGCAGCCTGGACCGGATCGGCGCTGCTCTCCATCGCCACCTGGACAGCAAGGGTCGTCTGGTCGGCCGTCACGGCCACTGCCCGCTACGCGCTGATGGCGGCGCGCGCGGTCGCCTGGGCCACGGTCACGGCCGCGCAGTGGCTGATCGCGATGGGCCCGGTCGGCTGGGTCATCGCCACGATCATCGCCCTGACCGTGCTGATCATCGCCAAGTGGGACACGATCAAGAGCTACACCGGCGCGGCCTGGGGCTGGGTGTGGTCCAAGGTCAAGGGGGCCGTGGCCGGAGTGATCGGCGCGGTCCGCCTGCTCTCCGCACTGCCCGGCCTGGTGAGCGGCTACTTCGGGCGGATGAAGACGTCCGCCGCCTCGAAAGCCACCGCGCTGGTGACGTACATGCGCGGCCTGCCCGGCCGGATCAAAGCATCGCTCGGCAGCCTGGGCTCGATCCTGGTCAGCAAGGGCGTGGCCGTGGTGCAAGGGCTCTGGTCCGGCATCAAGTCCATGGCCGGATGGATCAAGTCCAAGATCCTCGGCTGGGCCAAGTCGGCGATCCCGGGCCCGATCGCCAAGGCGCTCGGGATCGCGTCGCCCTCCAAGGTCACCAGGGCGCAGGGCCGCTGGATCGCACGCGGTCTGGTCGATGGTCTGACCGGCTCGACCAAGCAGATCAAGTCCGCGAGCGCCAAGCTGGCGGACATCGTGGCCGACGCGCTCGCTC